GCCTTCAAGGATTCGATTTGTTCCTCCGAAAAGATATGCTCGCCGCTCCCCGTGTGGCTATCACGTCGAGCCTTCACGAGTTGCCGCAGCGCGAGCCGTTCCTGCGGTGTGAGGTAGTCCCCCTCCACGTGGCGGGACTCCAGGCCGGGGAATCCCTCGACCATCGCGCGTTCTTCGTCGTCCCCCGGAAAACCCGTCATTCGCCCCACCTTCGATAAGTCGGCCCCGGATCGTCATCCGAAGGCCCACGGCATTAGCGAGGCGGTTGCGCATAGGCGTTTCTGACGTTTTCATACCACTGGCGAAATGCCGTGATTCGTGCGTTGGCCTGGACTCTCCCGACTCTCTCTCTCGCCGCAACTGCGAGTAATGCCTCGGATGGCTGCGGTTCGTCAACCGCAATAGGCGCGGCGTAGCCCGGCGCGGCCGGAAGGGCGCGCGACACGAAGGCGCGGGGCGCGTCCTTGACGGCGGACGGATCGATTCCGTTATTTGATTCCGCGCAACTCACGAGCATGAGCGCCAACAAGGCAAGGCCCATGCCCCGCCAAGGGGATAGATGCGGCGGACTGGATTGCGGCGAGCTTTCCGGCGAGGTCGCTTGTTTCGGCATCGAGGGCAGCGGCTTGTTGCCGAGCCTGATCGGCGGCATCGTGCGCGACATCGGAGTCCCGTCTAGCAACATCGAGGGCAAGCTGTAGCGCGGCGTTTCGGGCCTGTAGTGACTTAACATCGTCGATCTTCCTTTGGTGGTTGGCGCCCGTGATAAACAGCGCGGCGCAGAAAGCGAAGACGGCGGCGGCTTTCAAGAGGAAGACGCCGACCGGAGAGCCGAGGTATTTGATGACGGTAGGCGCCCAAAGCAACATCATACGGTCTTCCCTTCCTGTACGGACTTCGCGATAGCCGATTGCGCGGAGTGGGAATTGAACCAGACCACGCCCGCCACGACGACGACCGCAATCGTCCAGGCCCATGCAGGCACGCTCGCGGCGATGTCCCTGATCGGTTCAAGCTGCGACTTGGCGTCGCCGATATTGCCGAGGACGCCCTGTACCGCGCCGGCAAGCAAGGCGGGGACGCCGAGGACCGCCGCGACGACTTTGTTCTTGCCCGCCGCGATGGCTTGGGGGAGCGTCGCCACGACCGGGCTCGACACCGTGGCCGTCGCGCGAACTTCGGTGATCGCCTTGGCCGGACCTTGGGCGAGGGCAATGATGAGATCGGCGTCGATCGACGGCACGAGCGGTAACTGGATACCGTTCGGGAAGGCCTTGTTGTGGGAATTGCGGAAGTCGAGGATCGCGGCCTCGGTCCAATCGCTCGCGTCACCATCGGCCTTCCCGACTCCGACGTAGCCGAGCGCCCGCAACTGCTTTTGGACGAACAGCGTGACTCCCGTGTCGGAGATCGGCGCGGGCGGCAATTTCTCGCCGGCCGAGATCGTTGCAGGGCTCGCAGCCGAGGCCGTGGACGGCGGCAAGCCTGTCGCGGTGTCGATGGTAGCGCCCAAGGTCGTCGTGCCTAGCTCCGGGGCGGCGCTCGTGGTCTGGACCGCGACGGGCGGCGGCAATACGACGACTTCCGGCTTGGCGTAGACGATGGCCGGCGCCGGCGCCGAGACGCTTGTCGTCTCGAACGGCGGCAACGAGGCATAGGCTTCCGCCAGTTTCCTGTCGTATGCGTTCGCGGCGTAGCCGGGACCGTTGTACCCGCGCGCGACCCGAGCCCAATCCTTCCTGCCCAGCGCAGGTTCCAGGCCAGCGGCGGCGAGGAACGCGGCCATGACTTCGATTTGCCCGTCTTCGCTCTCGGCCATATGCGAGATCATGAGTTGCGGCGACTTGAATCCGCACATGCGCCAGTTGCCGCCCATGACTTGCGGCAACCCCCAAGACGCGGAAGACAGCGCGGCGGTCTCGTCGATCGCCATCGCGGCGGCGAGCCGCGCGTACGAATCGGAGGGGTAAGGGCGCTCGCCCCAATGGCGATAGGCGACTCCCGCGTTGACCGCCGCCGCGAGTTTCGTACCGTCGTGAAGAAGATTCGCGAAGAAAATATGCGGCTCAAAGAGCATCCGCAATTTTCCGTTCGCCTGATAACCGCGCCCGCCCGTCTCGACTTTGATAACCGCGAGAAGAACGTTCGGATCGGTCATCAGACCAAGGCTAGTCGCTGCGGCCATGAGGCCGATATCTGTCCAACGCGGCTTGTTAGGATTCGAAAAATCGGAGAACATTCAGGGCATCCCTCGCAAGAAACCGCCGCCCGTGGCGGGCGACGGTCCTCTTATCTGCCCCATTCATCCACGGCGAGCAAGGCGCTCTTACGGGCCTACGAGCCATTGCGTCACCAACGCGCCGCAACCCGCTGCTATGGATGCGTAGCAACTCATCGCGACTCCGACGTGCGTCGGGGCTACGTCGGAGAGGGAGCTTAACGTTCCGATCTGAGTATAGGACAGGCCGTCGTCGTAGGATATGGAGAAAGAGAACGTCGTGGCGCCATCGAAGTGAACTCTCGTGCGGACGTATGTCTGATTACAGATGCCCGCAGGCCCCGTTATGTCCGCGCCGTAGGACGTGTAGTCATGATAGGACTGTACGCTGCTAGTATTGTTGAATGCGTAGATGACTCCCGCGCTGCCGTTGGCGCTGTTTAACAACATGAGCCCCGCGTTGAAATAGGGAGTCCCGACCTCGAAAGGCGAAATCTTCGCGTCGATCGTCCACGTCCCCGTAGTGGGGATGGGCTGGCCCATGAAAGAGTAACTTAGTCCGCCGCCGCCCGCGTCGGTTCGGCGAAGCGATAGCCCGACTGCCGGATCATACGCATAGGTCTGCGTGACTCCGCTCCCGCCACTCGTATAGTTGAAAGTCCCGGTCGGGTTCGGCGGGTTGGCGCCGCTCCCGCCGCCGCCCGATGGCGTTTCGTTCTGCCATTTCGCGCCATTCCACGTCGGCACTTGCCCGACCGCAGGCGACGAAACCGCAACGTCGGTCAGGGCCGCGAAAGTCGCCGACCCGCCAGTGCCCGTCATCGGGCCGTTCTCCCACTTGCCCGCCGACGTGTTGTATATCGGGACATCGCCGTTGGCCGGCGACGTGAGCGAAACGTCGGTCAGGCCCGCGAACGTCGCCGATCCGCCCGATGGCGTTTCGTTCTGCCATTTCGCGCCATTCCACGTCGGCACTTGCCCGACCGCAGGCGCCGATATGGCCGTGTCGGTCAGCGAAGACAGCGCGACGGAACCGGCCGGCAACGGAGTCCAGTTCGTGCCGTCCCAATGGAGATACGACGACGCGTCGCGGACGTACCCGATCGTGCCCACCGTGGGAGTCAGATATGACCAAGCCGTGCCCGTGAATACCGCCACTGAGTCAGGGTTCGCGCCGGCCCCATGCGGCACGATGTATATGTCGCCGTCGCCCGGCGATCCGGGGAGCGCCGTCGTCTGCGAAAGGACGGACAGATGCGTCAACGCCGATAGCGTGAACAAGTTGGAGTCCATGTCGGTGTTCCAACCGTTCTCCCCGTAAGCCCAAAAAGCTCGGAGCCCGATCCCCGGCAGTACAACATCTGTCATTTAGGCTTCTCCATATTTATAGCCGTAAGCGCGCCCGTATCCGCCGAGAGGCGGAACCTGAATTAGAACCTCGTGCCCTTGCAGGGACTCCAGTCCATCGCATTCCGAAACGAGCTTCGCAAGCCCGAACGCCGCGCCGCCGAAAGCCGAATACGGAATCGTTCCCGACGTGCCCGTAAGCCCCGTCGCGGACCACAAGAGTACGGTATGGTCCGCCGACCATAGTTTGATCGATGTCGTCTGGCCGGATTCCGGCGTGACCGATGCCGAATCCCACGGCAATATCGCCAAGTCCTCCGTCAACCGATTTCGGTTCGCCCATGTGACATCGATGTCAGCGGTCGTGGTCGAGACATACGTGCCGAAATGCGTCGTGCCGCCGATCTTGACATTGGCGGGGCGCGTCGGAAGATTCTGCCGACTTACCGGATGCCCCGTGACGACGGGCGCGAGCGTGGTCGAGAGCACGCGACCTTGCACCATCGGGCATAGTTGAAATTCAACCGGCGAGCCCGCCGCGTGCGCCGTGCCATCCGCGCAATATGCAGGGTTTGCGCAGATGAAGAAGGGCGTTCCAGGCGCCCACGTTCGCGGAGTCGTATCGAGTAGTCCCCGCCAAAGGGTTACGGTTGCCCCTGATACGGCCGAGACTATGCAAATTTCCTGGCCTTGTTCCGTCGTGCCGAAGATCACGAAGTCGAGCACCGCCGCCGCGACACCGAGGGAGACTCCGGTTGACGTGGTTTCTTGCACGAGCGCCGTTCCAAGCGCTCCCGCGCCGACGAAGTTTTTTGACCCGACTTCGGCGAGGTACATGTTGCCGAGTATGTCCGTAACGTCCGCGTAGACCTGAAAGACACTCGTGTTCGGTCGCGGCGCGCTCGCGAAGATTCCTACCGTGGACTCGGGGAACGCTCGGCCCTTCGCAACCCCGCCATCGGGAATGTTGACGACGGCGTAGTAGGGAAGGTCCGACACGAGCGCGTTCGTCACGGGGACAAGTGTCTTGTCGGGGTAGGTCCACAACGACGTACCTACGCCCTGGTAGGCGGCGTAGCTCATGGAGAAAACGTCTTCGGTCAAGTTCAATTTAATGACCGAAGCGCCTGGCTTCCCGTAGTCGATCTTCATGACACGGCAAACCAGACTGGAAAGTCCGTATTCGGGATAGTTGATGACGATGCAATCGCCAGGGGATGTCCCCCAAAACGAACGATCGACCTCGGCTTCGATGATCGCGAGGGGCGCCGCGGCCGATGAGAGATCGCGCATCGCGAGTTGGAGCGCTAGGATTTCATTGCGGACTCCGGGGTAGCTGTTCGATTGGACGATGCAGCCCCCCTGGCGAGAAATGCTGCCGGGGTCGAACGCCATCGCGGTGTCGTTGGACTCCGTCAACGGGTTGGTCCATGTGACCGACACGCAATTGTGCGTCTCGCCGAGTAACCGCCGCGTGAAGCTCGTCAACTTCCCGTTGCTCTCGGTGAGGATGGGAAGATCGCTTACGGTGTAGTCGCCGCGCAATAGTTTGAGAGTGAACAATCCTGTCTGCGGCGACACGAATAGCACGCCCTGGATCGTGGCAAGCACGTCGCCAATCAGAGTGTCGATGGTATCTTGCGAAGTCCATTTGTAAGAGAGTCCTAGTTGCTCGCTCAACAACGTGTTGGCGGCTACTTGGAAGGAAGGCACGTCGAGCGAGGACGGGTCTAGGCCCATGCCCCAGGAGGTATCTGTTAACGTCTCGAAAACGATCCAGGCCGGATTGGCGTCGGGGATGGATGGCCCGTAAGTCGATCCGCCGTTGTTGTTGGTGACGGGAATTCCATTTTGGTCGTATCGATCATTGTTCCATCCATCGGATACCGAACGATCCGCCGCGAACCCCTGCGCGGCAATTAGAGACGGACCTGTGAGCCCCGCCGCTTTCGGCATCCGGTAGCATTTTGCTTGGACGCCGGGAACATCGGGGACACCGTTGATCCAGAGAAATCCGCCCTGGTCGTTCTCGCCCGTGAAGAACAGCGAGAAGACTCCCCGGAAGGCGGGGCAATGATCCTGCGCATACCCGAGACGAGCCGCCAGGGGGGCGGGCGCTACTTGGTCGGGTACGCCGATCAACACGTACATGTTGCCGACTGGACCTCCGGCGCTCGCCGCTGATTGCGCTGTTACGTCCCATTGCCCTGCGGACCATAGCGTCGGTTGGTTGATGAAGATTTTGCCGGAGTTGGACATCCAGCCTTCCCACACCGATTTATTCTGGCAATAGAGCCCGGTCAGGCCGTCCACGTCATTGCAGAATCCATAGTGCAAGGACATCCGATATTGGTTTACCGGGACGGAACTCTTGCCGCTCCCGCCTCCTAGCGCCCCGCTCATGAATTGCGCTCCATGCGTTCGAGAAGCGCATTGCCAAACCCGTCATCGATGCGCCGAATTTCGCCGACCGTGAGTCCGTTCCGAACCATGTCCCGAACGTCGAGGCCCTGCCCTCGCGCCCAAGCGGTGAGTCCCTTGACGCATAGGCCGTGTTTGCGCGCTTCGTTTATCGTGACGACTCGGTCATCCGGCAGCGTCTTCATTTCTTTGTACTCACCTGAATAGTCGAGACTCCCACGTCCCCGAACCAAAGAACGTTCGGGTCTTTGATCGTGACCGAACCGAAGACGACGGGGATGGGATCGCCGGCCGTGACTTGCGGAGTCACGGGCGCGGGGATCGGCGGCTTCTTCGGCCTCGGCATGAGAAGCGCCGCCAGTACGTCGAGCGCTACGCCGATCAGCAGCCATAGGAACCAAGGCATATCGACTCCTAATAAGTGGAATTCTGGAAAATTCCGGTCGGATCGGTGTACGGAATCCAGGGTTGACCGCCGAAGTTTTGCGTATTCCCCAAGGCGGCGCAACCCCCTTGGACCGTGTGATCGCAACCCCAAACCAGATTTACCGCTCGCCCCACGGCGAGAGCCATTGGCGGGCCAGCGAGGTTCAATGTCACGCCATCGCTGTTGATGCTGTTGATCGTGGTCACATAGTTGTTGCCGTCAGTCCCGACGTATTCGATGGTGCCGCCAGGGAAATGCGTCGTATCCCAACCCAACGCCTCGCTCCATGCGGCCGGCAATGCGACGGCATCGCTTGTCGTCGAGATCGACACGATGACACTGGCGACGGTATGCCCTGCCTTGTCCGCGCCGCACTCCGTTCCATACAGAACGTGCGGGCAACCATACATCCATAGCCTGCGAAGGCCCGTCCGCTTCAACGAGGTCATGAACGACTGACACGTCAACGACGCTTCGGACGCCTTCCGCTGACAACCGATGACCCGGCCGACCCACATAACGAGGAATTCACCGCCCGTATCGTTGGCGTGCCCCTGGTAGATCGTCAACGAAACCGTTTGCGCGGGAGGATAGATCGTCAGGATATTTGGAAGCCCTGCGGTGTGGGGCATTGTGACCGTCAGGTCGGCTTTGTCCAGTGTGCCCGTGACTTGAATGTTGCTCCGATTGATTGGGAGTGGGTTGTAGACGATCCCCGAATAGGTGATTGGCTTCTCGGCGTTCGTGTACGCGAAATAGGAATTTCCCGGCCCGTAGACGAACTTGTAAAGTTCGACGGGTCGTCCGAGAAGCCGGGAAAGTTCGAAAGTGAGAAAGCTCATGGTGTGGCGCCCGCGTTGTACGGTCGCGTCCTAAAGTTGGCGGTCGCGACTCCGACGTTATTCGACTTCCATTCCATGACGAGTTGATCGCTGGCGAAGCGCCAGATGAACATCCACGACACCATGCGTATCCTATCCAACGAGATCGCCGGCAACGTCGTGGTCAACTCAATCAACGTATCCACGCCAATCGAGTCCGTGACGATTGACACGCTGCGTACCTGGACGAATTCATACGTTCCGTTGTTGAGCTGGATCGCGATGAATTCGTAGGGAAGCCCGTTATAGAAGGCGTTCGCCGTCGCGGTTCCTACGACTCGAAGTGTGTTCTGCCCCGCCAGGATGCCGACCCGGAGCGGGAGGTCGTCATCAAATGTTGGCATGAAGAACTCACCCTGCATCCCCATCATGCGGTAGAAAAAATCCGCCACGGCCAAACAGCCAAGCGCGCCGTTGGCCCAATACTCGGCGCGGATCGTTCGTGTTTGCTGCGGCGAGATCGGGTATCGTTGGATCGTCCCCCAATCGTAATCGATCGACTCCACCGTCCAGTCGAATTGCTCGGTGATCGGCTTGGACCAATCCGGCTTGAGAAGGAACACTTCATAGCCCGCGTAAGTCGTCGGCGCGGCGGGCGGCGAGTACACGGGCTCACTCGTTGGAACCACGGCATATTTGTTCCGCATTCCTGCGGTTATGCGCAAGATGCGGTCGGCCGACATTTTGGTTTCGAGGTTCACTTGCCGGAGCGCAACGAGCATCGCGCCCGCCTGTAGCGCGAAACCGATCTCGGAAATGAGTAGGACCGTGCCGGCCGTGTGATCGACCGAGATCACTTGACTTACAAACGTCGTCGTCCCCTGGGTCACTTGGACCGAGAGCCCCGCCAGGAGCCAAGGCGGGATCGAGGGAAAATACAACATCGAGTCCGTCGCGAGCGCGTCCACTGACGTATATGCGTGCATCCCCGGCTCGGGGACGATGACTGTGATTGGTTGGACCGTCGCCAGGAATTGATGCAGCGTGATCGTGTCGGCATTGACCATCGCCGTTGACGTGAACTCGATCGTCTTGCGGGGTGTCTGCCGGACGGCCCGACGTTGTTCCGTCTCGTTTCGGGCTTGTAGGATGTCGGTCTTGAACGCCAGTGTGACGACCACGGATTCCGCCCAATTGATCGCCAGCGGCCATAGCTCGGCCCGAGTGCCTAGTATCGGGAGCGGCGGCGTGAACGTGGGGGGAGAGAACGTCAAATCCAATTCGGCGACGATGAGGTTTGGCCCAACGAGGCTCGCGTAGACCGAGATCGTTCGTTGGGCGAGCGCCTTCATCGTGTAGGGGAGCGCCGGCATTGTGAGCGATAGCCCCACGAATCCGGTTTCCGTCAAACTCTCGATGGTTTCGGGATTGAGATTCGCGTTCCAAATAACCGTCGATTGTGATCCCGCGACACCGAGATAGCCGAAGTTGACCGTTGGCGGGATGAAATAAATTTGGAAATAGTAATCGTCGAGGTACGATCGCGCCCTCTTTCCCGCCAGGGAGCGGGTGAGTATGGCCGTGGGTTGATGCTTCGTGAGCGCGCCATCCTGCTTGCCGGAGAGAAGGAAGGGCGTCAGGCCATTGCGCGCGGGATCGGCGCGGGTCGGTCGCGACGCGACTTGGCCGGGGATCGCCCCGGCCGTCAGGAATTGAGAGATCGAGCCGGTGAACGTAGCCATCAACTTACCTCGTAGGCGAGCCCAAAGTACCACGAAGACTCGTCATGCCATCCCGAAATAAGGGGTGCGTTCCTACTAGCCGATTTTTGAAAGAGGGGGAACACTTGCCAGTTCTTCCCGGCGATGGTGAGAACCGTCTCCGGGCTCGGGTCCAATATCAAGATTCCCCGGACCCCAGGCGCGTAGCCGATTGGCATGAAATACCCCCCTGGACCATCGATATATAGGTTGAAGGGGACCAACGCAAACCCGCCCGCGAACATGCTAGGCGAGCGGTCAATGTAGCCATCGTTCACGTCGTCGCCGATCCCGCCGAACACGCGCGACTGCGCATTGAAATAATAGCTCGGGAGGCGGTTGTTCCCGTCCTCCCAATTGCCACCGAAGAACCGGATCGAATTCGGGTTGGCGCCGTGAACCACGTTGACGCTTCCGCTGTTCGACGCGCCGTTGTAGCACGCGCCATTGAACATGCGTTGGACCGAGCCGACGCCTAGCGCGTCTTCCTGATTGTTGGTGTCGTGATCGACGGGGCAATGTGATCCCGTGACGATTTCGCCGCCCGTGAACCCGCCAATGCGGCCCGTGACGTACCCGAAATAGAAATGCCGATATGAGTTGTAGCCGAACGCGATGACTCCACCGCACCATGCGTGGCCGTCCGCCGGCGCCGGGTCGCTGAAAATCCACAACTTCGTCGGCGCGGTGTAGAGCGTCGGTGTTACGGGCGAGCCGACCACGCGCTTTTGCGAGATCGAGGCCGTCTGGCCCAAGCTGTTCGTGAGAACCCAACCGTCGTTCCCCTCGTGAACAACGCCGGAACCGACCGCCAGCGAAAAAGTCGTGCTCCCTCCCGGCATGGATACCGCCGTGCCGACGACGGTCCATCCGGCCAGGGCGAGAAGTGTGTAGAATTGCGTTACGACATCGGCGGGGGAACCAACCGAGGCGCTTTGGACTGAAACGGTCATGTGATCCTCAAGACAATTGGAGGGCGATGTAGTTCCCGTTATCGGTTCGGAAGCAATTCTGCGCCACCAAATGACTCACACCGCCCACGGTGACGATGTTCCCCGCCGCATTGTTGAAACCGGGAACGAAATAAACGCCGTCCAAGACTCCAAAGTTTTGCGAGGCCGGCGCGGATTGAACGATGGTGAGCGGATCGAGAACATACGAGCCGTCGAGCGCAGGGCCTTTCCATGCGGCCATGGTCTGCGCGCCGTAGCGCGTGCCGGCCATGCTGTCGCTTGAAAAATAGTTGTTGTCGTACCCGTAAGCGGCCGGTCCCATCCAGGCCCATGCGGACGTGGGCCAAGTCCATCCGGTCGCGTGATTGTTCGCAACGGCTGTCCATGTGCTTTGCGGATCGAGGAACCATGCTTGCGGAGTCGAGGCGCCGCTTCCGCTGCCATCGCTCGCCGGGTGCGCGAAATTGGTGTGGTCGAAGGTCGAGGCCCGCCAAGAGGGCGGCGTGCTCGCGAACACGTCGCCGCGCGTGCCTCCGATGAACAGTGGATACGGATATTCGGTCGGGAGCGCATACGGGAGAAAGAGGCCCGCGTAGAACGCCTCAAACACGGTGCTGATTTGCACGACGCCCGCGACGCGCCGCCCGCTCGCCGTGAACCAATATGTTTGAGCGCCGCCATCCGAGAAGAACCCCACTGGCCGACTGACATGGACGTGATCGGTCATCAGGACGGCGGACGCATTTACCCCCGTCATCCCGTAGATCATGATTGAATGGTAGTCGTTTATGGCGTCGTCGATGCGGTCGAGCCCGATCAATATTTGGTCCGACCCGGCCAAGCCTGGACCTTGAAGCACGAGCGCGTGGCCCGTCGCCGCCGTCCAGACCTGAGTCCAATTCTCGCCGGCCGCAACGAGCGCGGAGTCTGTCTTGAGGAACGCGAGCAACTTCGTCCAGAGATCGTTGTTGTCCGTCGCGGTCCCGGTTACGGTCGATGTCATCCAAGAGCCCCTTTGATTGCGCCTCCGTTGGCGCGAACGAAATTCATCATGGCCGTTTCGCCCTCGGTAGTCGAGAGCCCGTGCGAAATGAAGCTCGCCGGGTCGAAGGCGTTCACGACCTTGACCGAGGGCGCCGCCGCCGTCGCACGCCCGGCAAGTCCGCCGTTGTCCCTGTGGCGGGGATCGCTCTTGGTCAGCATTTCCTCATTCCGGTTGGCGATGATCGGCACTTCGTTCGCGCCGAGCCCCACGATACCGCCGCTATGGTAACGCTGCGCCCCGATGAAAGCGAGGGGCGACACGCGCCGGCCGGCGCTCGATCCCCCACCGATCATGCCGCCGCCGTGCTTCGGAATGAAGCCCATGAGCATTTGCAGCAACGAGCCTAGCCCGCCGCCGCCTGCGCCGCCCGTGGCCGAGCCCGCCGCCTTCGTGGCATCGGTCGCTACGTTTTCCAGGGAGGTTCCGAGGGAAGACACGTCGGGGACCGCCGAGACGGATTTCTGGCTTAGGTCCGTTACTTTCGTTGTCAGGGTAGACAGGCTTTGGTTGGCTTGTTGCGCTGCGGAGTTGAGCCCCGCCGTGGGCGCGTTCCCGATCCCGTTGGCAAAGAGCCCTTGCTCTTTCGGCCCCGCAATCTGAAAATGTCCCTGGTCGCCGAACGATGTTCCCGGCACGAGTCCTTGTTGTTTGGCGAGCGCGTCAAGTCGTGCTTGTTGTGCGGGATTGCTGGCGTAAATGTCAGCGGCGTTCCCATACTCATGATAGGAGGAACCGGGACGCGCCGCCACGGCGGGGCTGTCTTGGTCGGGGAAAGGCGCGGGCTTACCCGCTTTCTTCGCGAGCATGTTCTCGTATAGTTGGTTCTGCGTGTCGAAGCTGCGTGCGCCCGAACCAATATGAGTCTTGATCCCCTCGGAGTCCGCCTGCTTCATCATCGCCTCGATCTTCGTCCCGAATTCCGGGTTGAAGTGCGCGACATCAATCCCCTTGTTGGCATGGCTACCGAGATACGAGAGCGCATCGGCGGACATGCCGCCGCCGCCCGTGGCGCTTCCGCTGACGGCCTTCGTGATCGCGGAGAGCGCGGAGCCCGCGCCGGCCGTGGCGCTGGCCGCTGCCCCGCCGCCACCGCCGCCGCCGCCGCCACCACTGAGCGCGCCGAGCAATCCGCCGCCCGTGAGGTCGCCTTGTTTGCTCATGCCGAGCGCATTGAAGATCGCTTGTTGAATAATCATCTTCGCGATTTGTTGCAGGAAGCTCGACGCGAATTCGAGGAAGGACTCGCGAAGCGCCTGCATCGGCTTTTCGCCTTCCGCGATCTTCTTCGCGAAGTTGTCGGCCCACGACGAGAGATCGCCCGCGAGATCGTTCGCGACCTTCTTCGTATCTTCCGCCGACATGCCGAACAGGTGCGCTTCGTTCCTCATTTTGGCAAGATTGTTCTCGATCTTGTCCAACTCGGCATTGCCCGCAGCGGCATCGGCCCCGCCAAGGGCCTTATACATTTCGCGGAGCTTCGCCGTTGTCTCGGCAATCTTCGCGTCGAGGTCTTCGAGTTTTTTCTTTTCCGCATCGCTCGGGCCAGCGCCGTGCTTCCCTTCATCATTCATCTTACGAACAAGATTGGCGTGCTCGGCCACGAGCGCGTTCAATTCTTTTTGCGCTTGCACGACATCGTGCTTTGCGCCGACTTCACCCGCGTTCGCCGACTTCTCTTGGTCGGCGGCGGCGACGCGCGCAGCCACGAGTTGACGGTATTGCTCTACTTCCTCGGCCGTTGCGGTCTTGTTGCGCTCTTTGAACGAGTCAACTTCCTTGGCGACCTCGATCTCTCGAACGCCAGCGTCGGCCTTTACCCGCGCCGCAGCCAATTCATCGGAACCCGCCTCGGGATGCGCCTTCTTATAGTCGTCGTATTCCTTCGCGGCTTTGGTCTTGGCTGCGGCGAGCGCGGCCAAGTCCTTTTCCGATTGAATGTCCTTGTCGGTACGTGCTGTGTTGGCCGCATCGTTGGCCGCATCGTCGGCGGCGTCTTTTTCCTTCTTGTTGACGTCCGCCATCTGCGCCGCCGCGTCTTTCTTCGGCGATTGAGGCAAGATGCGCGCGTATTGGAGTCCTCGGTCAATGTGCGCCTGCGTGGCGGGAACACCGCCGTCAGGATTGACCGCCGCGCCGGTATCAACCATGCCCTCGAAATTGCGAAGGAAGCTCCGCCCG